ATCCCCACCCCTTGTGCTTACTGCTCCGCAGAGGAACTGCGTGAGTTGCAGCAAGTTTACAAGGACTCAGAGGAGGACTTTTGGATTTACTCGATTCCAGCCTACGATGTGTGTAGTAGGTGTGCGGATGCGGAGACCGTGAAGACCAGCAGGCAAACCAAAAATACCGCGATGCGCGGAATGCAGAGTTGGTTGTCATTGCTTGGTTGTTGTGGTCCTTGTGCTGGTACACGTGTGAGTGTACCCCTCCCCGTTCGTACTGTTGGAATTGTTGAGCGAGCAATCCATGCGTCGTCCATTGCGGAAAAGGGCTCCGAGTTCAAACCTCATGGTACCTTCATACAGCATTTGTCCAACCTCGAGTGTGATGAGGTTTACAAACAGTCGTTGTGTGCTTGGGCACCCGCCTGTTTGGATGGGTACATGCGTGGGTGTGAGGGCGTGAGGAGGACATTACGGAGAGGCCAACCCCGAGTACGCACTGAGGTCACCACCGACAAGCCTGCAGGTTTGCCACCTGTAGGTTTGCCGTCAGGATTGCCAACTCCAGCTGATGAGCAGGTTGGATTTAAGGGCAACCCTGATGTTCAAGATGGTGCAATGTTGGGTACTCAGCTTGAAGGTCACGAATACGGAGTTGAGACTCGTGTCAAGACCATTGGTTCCGAACCGACTGAACCCAAAGTGCTGGCGCGCGCCATTGGTCCGGATTTAATTCCCACTGAAGTGATGGATAACACGGTGGGTAACTTAAAGGCTGGGCTTGCCAAAAGAGTTCAGCCCTTGAGGTTTAATCCTTCCAAAACGATGATTCGTAAGATTGAGAAGACTGTGACTGCACTGATTACTGAGGTGTTCAGTGCTAAGAAAATCAAGGATTGGAGGGAGGCACATCCGGATGTTGAGGATTTTAAGTCCAAGAAGTGGAGCAGTGAGCGTTTTCGAAACGCGTTCCACGATGTGATGACTGATACGTCCGCTAGGATTGAGCAGGAGTTTCAGATCAAAACTAACGAGGCGCTACCAGCTAAAGGAAAAGCTCCAAGACCGATCATCCAGACTGGTGATAAAGGCCAGATGTTCATGAATTTGCCGGTCAAGTGCTTTGAGGAGCTGTTGTTTGCACATTTTGAACAGGCCAGCATTAAGCATTGTCCTAAAGCTGCAGCCATGAAACGAGTGGCTGAGCATTTACGTCAGAATAAGGACTGCTTTTGCATTGAAGGCGATGGTAGTGCCTGGGATGCTTGTTGCAACGCAGGCATTCGAGGCATGACAGAGAACCGGATCATTGAGCACATCATTGAGGTGCTTGGTGAAGATCCACAGGTTCCCGCTGGGTGGATG